ATTTACTGTTTTCAATGATTTTAACGAAGCCATTATATATCTGAGTAAATCTGGAAAATGGTCATTCTTCTTTATAGGAGCGTCTTCTCCCTTTTCCTGAGCGTTCTTATCCCACTGATAACCCTGACATTCACCAATAGCCTTTATACACTTATTATACAACAAAAAAGTCTTAGAAGCAAATAAATTCTGCATGAGTTGTATTCCTGGTAATACATCGTTATTGGCTTTTTTAAATCTCCTTATCCCAGCTTTCTTACATTCGGTTATAAAGAAATTTGCAGAAGGGTCGGCGAATATAGAGTTTACCTGTGCTACATCATCTCCAATAAAATCTTTTAAATCATCAACAAATTCAGATGGTGCTTTATTACTTCCTGTTAATTCACCTGAATAATACCATTCATCAACTAAATAATATTTTTCTCTTTCAAGATACACTTTACCAAATGATGTTTGGTTTGAAGTACCATAGTCAACTCCAATATATATTTTTTCCGGAAATGCAGGAATATAATCAACAATATTGTCATCATCTAACATTGTATAAATATGACCTTCGGCGGCAACCCATTTTCCCTGAATATTTCTTTGGTAGAAAACACCATGATATAATTTTTCAAGAGAACGGATATATTGTTTATCAAGAAATGGATTATCAAAGATTTCAAATTTAAAACTTTGGAATACGCCTTTTAAAAGATGTTGGCGGTCAATATATTGTTTCTTGATAACATTGGTAGGACCGGCTGGGTTTGTTGTCCAAATCGCTTTAGAATAAGTGTGTGAAAGACGAGTCATTGCCATTTGAATAAACTCAGGATTATGTTCAGTCATCTCATCACCGTACCAATAACCGAATGTCATACCTTTTATAGCTTTTTCATCACCTTTTTTTCCACCACCTCTAATATAAAATCTTTTATTATGAAGTCCTTTTGTAGATACTGTATAATAAGTACCTTTTGAGTCCCGATGTTCTTTAAATTCAGCTTTAAGTTTATCTTCCCATTCGGAAACGATATTTTGTCTTGCGGAGTCTGCCGAGTAACCGGATATTAAAACATTACATGCCGGTAGTCTTGGAATTTCTTTTCTTATAGCAATAAAATCTGCTGTAAAAGATTTAGAAGACCTTACAACACCTTCTAAAAGATTTATTTTTGCTAAATGGCATTTTGCCACAGCTTCAATAGACTTTGGACTCCATTTAATTTTATTCATAAATCTCAAAATCCTTTATAAGAGAATCAATAGATTTTTTATTTTGCAGATAGCAATGTTTATGAATACCGACTAATTCAGTATTCTTTTTATTTTTAATTTCCTTATTGCATACCACGCAAAACATATTAATCTTCTTGACTTTCATCTTCGTCCTCGAAATCAATACTTCGTCTGTCATTTTCTTTGTATTGTTTTTTAAACTGTTCTAATTTAGACTCATCACCTTCCTGAATAGCATTTATAACATCTTCGTGTTCTTCAAGACCTACATCTGCTGCCTCGAATATGCTGTCTTCAGGTTCAAGGATTGGTTTAACATCAAAAACTCCTTGTACTTTTGCCAAACTATCTGCGGCTAAAAGAGCCATTTTGTCATCACCACCATCGGCAAGATTCTTTTTAATTATTCTTTTTCTAATTGCTACATGCCAGTCAACTTCTGTTTCAAAGTTTGCTCTCCAAGGTTCACTTATTGATTTTTTAGATTCTTTAAATAATTCCTTAGCCTGATGTTCTGATAAATCCCACTGATGAGTTATATAATTAACACATTCTCTTTCACTATAGGCTCTTAAAATCATTTCGGAAATTTGACTTATCCTATTTCCTTTTTGCTCTTGAGTAATTTTGAGACCTCGACCATAAGTGACCTCCGATTTTATTTTTAATTTAATATCGGCATCAAATTTTGAAGAAGCATCAGTATCACCTGGTAGATTAGAACTTATCTTAGAAATCTCCATCCTTGCATGATTTCTTTGGTTATCCCTAATCTCTTTTATTTTTTCTCTTTTTGCCACAATAACTCCTTAGAGGCTTTGTATTCATACCAGTCAATATCTTTTCCATTTATATTGATTTTGGAACTACCGACAGCAGAAACATATCTTTCTATGATTACTTGGCAGTAAACTTCAGATATTTCCATAGTATAACAAATTCTTTTATTTTGATGACACGCTATAAGCGTACTTCCGGAGCCGCCAAAGAAATCAACTACAATATCTCCTTCTTTAGAACTGTGTAATACTGCGTGTGCCGGAACATGAATAGGTTTTTGAGTTGGATGAAGGTCGTTACATTGAGATTTATTCATTCTCCAAGTTGAAGGAGCATGACCTTCTTCAGGAAAATTGAATGTATGTTTACCTTTAGTTGCATAGCAAACAAGTTCAGAATCCCAAGTCCAGTGTCTTTTCATAAGAGATGGCATTGGATTTATTTTTGAGAATACGCAGTAAGAATAAAAATCAGCCCACTTTGACATCCATTCCCAAATTTGAGGTGCTAAATGGTGACTTGTACAAACATAAATAGTAATATCAGGTTTAAAAAATTCCTTTGCTACATTTAAGAATAAATTAGCATCAAAACCAACATCCCATTTAGCATCTTTAAGACCTTGCATAGCTTTAGAAGTGTCACTTCCAACGAGTTTATTTTTTTCAGCGTAATTATAAGGCGGGTCGGTAAACACCATAGAAATTTTTTCACCATCCATTAGTAAAGAAACATCTAATCCATCTTGTGAATTACCGCACATAAGTCTGTGTTGACCGAGTTTAATAATATCACCTTTTGCCATTACAGGAATTTTAACTTCAGGAATCTTTTCAGCATTCTCTTCAGTATCTGTATCTTCTTCATCGGTTGAATTTTCTTCAGTTCCTGTAGAAACAAAATCTTCAACAGTTTCCGGAGCGGTAAAATCTTCGTTAAATTCTTCTATTGTAAATTCGGTTGGTTTGAAGAAATGTTCAACATCAGCAATATTTATTCCGACATCATCTAAGAAATCTCTTAAACCGTGTGTAGTCATTTCACCGTACTTAGAATTTAACGCTAAGAGTATTTCCTTAGCCTCTTTTCTACTACTGGCGTCAATTCTAACTGCTGGAAGTTTGTTATCATCACCGAATACAAAACCATCAGCAATCATTCTCTTTATGGCAAATAATCTTCCATGTCCATCAAGAACATATTTTTTCTTTTCTAATAATACATAAAATATTGGAAATCTAAATCCAAATCTTATTATAGAGTTTTTTAACATCTCATAAGATTCTGATGACATAGTTTTTAGCATTCCTTGTAATTCTATAAAATCGTCAATATGATAATTTTCAACACAATTACATTTTATTTCTATTTTCTGCATAATACTCCTTAAAATCACAAATTCTTGTTATGCCTTTAACAATTCTTCCAAGATGCCTTCTATCAACCGGAAATAATAATGCTAATTGAGTCAGTGTATAATTTCCAGAATCCCAGAAACGATAAATATTAAAAACATCTTTTTTAGATAATTTACTTGAACTATTTAATTCTCCTAATTGTACTTTAGAGTGTATAATTCTTTGTTCCATTGTATATATTGATTCATTGTTTGATAATAATCTTGATTTTATAACATTAGTATTTTTTATATGGCTACGACTTTGTTTAATCTGCCAACTTAGACTTCTTTTATTTTTTAACTTATGTCCTAAAGCACCATCTCCACCTATTGTCATATTATAACCATTTTTAAATGAATTATAAAATTCAATCCAGTAAATTTCTTTTTGTTTTACATCTTCTTTTTTGCATTCATCAATAATAGTCCATATAAATGAATTAAGACCACATTTTCTTAATGCTCTATGAAAATGCAAACTCGAACCTTTTTTTGTTTCATTTTCGTGTTGAAGTTTTCTTTTATGAAAATTACAAGTATATCCAATATATATTTTATTGTTAATAATATTTTCAACCTTGTATATTACCATTTATAACTCCAATATTTATTTTGTGCTAAGTAGAGGATTTGAACCCCTAACTTCTGGACTACAAAACCAGCGTTCTACCAACTGAACTAACTTAGCAATAGTTTAATATGATTTATTCTCTTTATATCTTTGTCTTCTGACAAATCTGCCATTACCAGAATTTTTTCCTTTGTATGTATTTGTCTGACTGTCACAATTATGGCATATCAGTCTAATATTTTTCAATGTAGTATTTTCAGAGTTTCCATCAATATGGTCTAAAACAAATTTAAGTTCTTTTCCATTCCATTCATTTTTAATACCACATATTGAACATTTATACTCTTGAATCTCAAGAATTTTATCTCTTATCTTTGAACCCTGCCTAAGAGAATCACTTTTAACAATACTTCCGTTATTGAAATCAGTCCAATCTTTTTCAAATGTAAAATTTCTATTACACTGTATATTGCAAAACTTTTTATTTCTATATGGTAGTTTTTGTTTACAATACTCACAAAATTCTTTTTTGTCTTCATTTTTAGGAAAGATTAACTTATTTCTTTGTATTCCTGTATTATTAAAAGATATTGAACAGCTAATAGAACAGAATACATTATTAGTTTTCGTTTTATTCTTTCTTGAAAACTCTTTTCCGCACTTAGTACAAATTAAATTATACATTTATCACCTAATACCTATCATTGTCTTGATTCAAAAAGAATTTCACTCCACAACCAGGACATTTAATAAATTCAGCATCATCTGCAAATGTAGTTTTATTTATATATCCGCAACACTTACACTTAACATCAGCTTTGTTTCTTTCTGGAACTGGCTTTGTGTACTCTATTCCATTTTTTAATTTTCTAAAAGTCATATCAGGTTCCAATCTGTTGATTCTACATTATATTCGACTGCCGAGACACAGTAGTAGAACTACGATATGCAAGTATTTCTCCTGTGTACTAGAGACAAGTTGCACCTCGGAAATAAGTGATTCAGAGCAGATTAGAACCCTTTATCAATACTACTGAATATATCAAATAAAACTGTAACATATCTTTGTTCTTTACGAACAGTTTTTATTTGTATTTGCATGTGAACATCGCAGTCAGGACAATAACAATGCATTTTTTCGAGATTAGCATCAAAGTCACTTATTTGTTTATCGCATGAAACGCATTTTATATCTTTATTTTCTAACATGTTGTTCCTCTACGAAGTCGAATATTTTCATTTGTTTACCATTTTCATCAATACTTATATCAAATGTTAATTGTTTATCGCAAATTGGACAGTATGCTTTTCCATTTATATAATCAATGCAGAATGTTATTACTGGATTTCCGCACATTCCACAGATTATATTATATGGATATGCACAATATAATTTTGTAGGGTCTTCAACACTTTTGTTTACTTTAAGATTAAACTTATTCATGTTTCCCCTTTGCCCTGTCGGTAAGATTTGAACTTACATACACTCTAGTTTAGAGCCGCTATCCGGTAAATCAGCTACAACAGGGATAATAAATTAAACACTGATATTAATTACGCTAGCGTAAGTCTTTTCTCGTATCAACCATAATCTGTTTGCCATGTACGAGCCTCTGCCGTACATCGTGTTGGAATTACATATTTTAGTGAACTTTTATCCGCCTTCA